ATGAGCAGATACGAAGATGACAACAGTTACGATTATAGCGATTATTGCGAGGGCAGGGGGTACTATGAGAGTTATACAGAGAAACCCTTTGACGAGGACGAAGCATCACTAAGACGAATTGAAGCAAGAGAAGAAAAAGAAAGAGAAGCAAAGTTATACCCACCAATAGGCAAACATGAGATGCAAGAACGTATTAAAGAAGTTAAAACTAGACTAGGAGTTAAACAAGATGAAAACCTATAGAGTTTATATGAGTGAAACATTAGAGTATAGTTATGATGTTGTAGCTGAGAACGTAGAACAGGCAAAAGATAAGATTTATTCAGGAGACTATGACGAAAATACATATAATATTGTAGACTCGTATGGTACTCAAATAGATGATGTTCTTGAAGGAGTTACAGATGATTAATACAACTATATTTAACAGGCTGTTTACAGTCGAACTACGCAACGGAGTAGGTGTCGACCTAGAATTTGTTGACAGTCGACCAGTATGGGTAATTAACAGCGAGACGTGGGAACAGAGCACAATGCCCTTTGAGGGCGTGGTGATTATGCTACCATTCCTAGTGATTACATACGGCATACCCTACAGGGAGACAGAATTGTGAGCAGATGTAAAGCCTGTGACGTTATACTAACTGAGGCAGAGTTACGTAAACGAGACAGAGTGACAGACGAGTACTTAGATTTATGTTCAGTGTGTCATTCTGCATCAGACGAGACAATAGAGGAGAACTGGTCGTTAGCTGAGGATAATGGTATAATTAGGAGTAATAACTAACCGAACCTGTTAAGGGGTTATAGGAGTCTGTGGGTAATGGGGGAGGTTTCTCTAGTATTCCTACATTACCAGTACCTAATTCAAATTAACTATATAGGAGTTGCAATCGGTAAATAAACATGATATAATATTCATAGGTACTTTAGTTAATAACCTTTAAAGTTAAATTCTAAAGTATCCTTAAGTAATCTTTAATTAATTAACGAAGGTAAATTACTATGGCAGTATTAGAAGGAAATGTAGCGTTCGCTAACCTTGACGAACACGAAGAATATCAGGGTCAATCAACTGGGAAATACTCATTGGTATTGTCGCTAGAACCTGCTGATGCAGATAAACTAGCCAATCAGGGTGTCAAACTACGCGAGTATGAGGGAACAGCACAGCGTAAGTTTAGCACTAAATATGATGTACCCATGTTTGATGCAGATGGTAATGAGTTTAGTGGTCGATTAACCAGAGGTTCTAAAGTACGTGTTAAGTACGCAGAAGGTAAACCTCACCCAGTACACGGTACGTCAACTTACTTGTCAGCCATTAAGGTGTTAGAACTAGCGGAAGCTACCGAGGGAGGCTCGGACTTCTAATGACTGACTCGCATTTTGTTAGACATGAGCCATGCCCATCGTGTGGCTCTAAGAACAATCTCGCGAGGTACTCCGATGGTCATGCCGTCTGTTTTTCAGGCGGTTGTGACCACTACGAGAGAGGCAACGGAGAGGTTGTACAAAGCAAACCTAAAGCGAACAGGACATTAGAGATGACAGGTGTTATAGCATCAATCCCAGATAGACGTATCACAGAGGCAACTTGTAAGAAGTTTGGTGTCACTGTTGAGTACGATACAGCAGGGAAGATAAGCAAGCACCACTACCCATACTTTGACAAGGACACAGGCGCACAGATAGGTACTAAGTCTCGCATAGTAGATAACAAAGCATTCTATGCAAGCGGTACATTTGACAACGTAGGTCTGTTTGGTCAGCAAGCATTCAAAGGTGGTGGTAAATACATAACAGTAGTAGAAGGAGAAGCTGACGCACTAGCAGTATCGGAGATGTTTGATGGCAAATGGGCTGTCGTATCTATTCGGTCAGGTGCATCAGGCGCAGTCAAAGACATCAAGGCAAACTTGGAATGGCTTGAGTCATTTGAGAATGTGGTCATCTGTTTCGACAGTGACAATGCGGGTCAGGAAGCATCTCGCGCGGTGTTAGATTTGTTTACACCCAACAAAGCGAAGAACGTAAAGTTACCTGTCAAGGACGCAGGTGAAATGCTGAAGGAACGTAACGTACAGGGATTCATCAGGGAATGGTGGAATGCAAAGACGTATCAACCTGACGGCATCATCTCAGGACTTGATACTTGGGAGTCGATTGTGGCACAGGAAGAAGTCAAGTCGATACCATATCCGTGGACTTGTCTTAACGACCTGACCTACGGATTCAGGGAACGAGAACTTGTAACCATCACTAGTGGTTCGGGTATGGGTAAGTCACAGATTGTCAGAGAGTTGGAACACTACTTACTAGGTGCAACAGACGACAACATTGGCATACTCGCGTTGGAGGAGGACATACCCAAGACTGCTCTCGGCATTATGAGCATCGAGGCTAACCAAACTCTACACCTGAGTCGTGAGTTCGACAGGGATACCAAGAAGATATTCTGGGACAAGACCTTAGGTACAGGACGTATCTTTATGTTTGACCATTGGGGTTCAACCAATGAGGATAACTTACTAAGTCGCATTAGGTATATGGCGAAAGGTCTTGATTGTAAATGGATTATTCTTGACCACTTGAGTATCGTTGTGAGTGACCAAGAGAATGGTGACGAGCGTAAAGCCATTGACGGCATTATGACTAAGCTACGACAGTTAGTACAGGAGACAGGCGTTGGTTTGTTTTTAGTGTCACACCTACGCAGACCATCAGGCAAAGCACACGAAGATGGTGGACAGATTAGCCTAGCAGAGTTACGTGGCTCGGCATCTATCGCACAGCTATCCGACATGGTGATTGGTTTGGAACGTGACCAACAGAACGCAGACGCAAAGGTACGCAACACGACTACAGTTCGTGTACTTAAGAATAGGTTTGCAGGACTAACAGGACCTGCTTGTTACCTATACTATGACAAAGATACAGGACGTATGGTTGAAACATCATGCCCTGTTGCTGACGATAAGCAGGAGTTCTAGTGAAGCAGATAGTTTTTGATATAGAAGCTAACGGACTAAAGCCTACAAAGGTTTGGGTAATCGTTGCTTGTGACCTATCAAACCAAGAGACAACTGTATTCTCTGGCGATACGTTACAGGACTTCAATGCTTATATCAAAGATGCTGAGGTCATCGGTCATAACATCATTGGCTATGACGTACCAGTTCTTGAACGCTTACTAGGCACAGACTTTAGTAGTTGTAAGATTACAGATACATTAGTATTGTCAAGACTTACTGAACCATCGCGTGAAGGTGGTCATTCGTTAGATAACTGGGGACAGCGGTTAGGTTTCCCTAAAGGAGAACACAGTGATTGGAATACATTTTCTCAGGATATGGTGGACTATTGCAAGCAAGATGTACTGGTTAATGTCAAAGTGTACAACGCGCTACGAGGTGTACTGGCAGGTTTTGGAAGCGAAAGCATTAGCCTTGAGCATCAAGTACAAAGCATTATCACAAAACAAACGGACAACGGTTGGTTACTAGACCAAGAACACGCTTTTGTTTTACTTGCTAAACTTAAGGAAAAAAAGTACGACCTCGAAGATAAGGTACATGAAACCTTTAAACCGTTACCTACATTCATTAAGGAGATAACACCCAAGTACAAGAAGGACGGTACGATGTCCGTTGTTGGTCTTAAGTTTCTAGGGGACAGTTGGTCAGACTATATAGCACCATTTAGTCGTGTTGATTACCCAGAGTTTAACTTAGGCTCAAGACAGCAGATAGGTAGATACTTACAATACTTTGGTTGGAAGCCCAAGAAGTTTACAGAGAAGGGTCAAGCCATTGTTGATGAATCTATCTTATCTAAAGTAACTAACATACCTGAAGCATCTATGATTGCTGAATACCTAATGGTTCAGAAGCGTATTGCACAGGTACAGTCATGGTTAGACGCTGTTGAGGACGATGGTCGTGTACATGGATATGTAAATTCTAACGGTGCGATAACGGGACGTATGACACACTCTAGTCCTAACGTAGCACAAGTGCCTAGTTCAGGCGCACCATACGGAGCAGATTGTAGAGCCTGTTGGACTTCACCTAAAGGCTACAAGATTGTTGGTATGGACGCATCAGGACTTGAGTTACGTATGCTTGCACATTATATGAACGATGAGGGATACACAAATGAAATACTCACTGGAGACATTCATACAGCAAACCAACTTGCTAGCGGTGTTGACACACGAAGTCAGGCAAAGACTTTCATATATGCGTTCTTGTATGGAGCAGGGGACGCAAAAATCGGAAGTATCGTTGGAGGAACTGCTAGAGATGGTAAGCGACTTAAGGAGAAGTTCCTTACAAACACGCCATCTCTTAGAGCATTACGAGAAAGAGTTAGCGTGGCATCTGGAAGAGGTTATATTCTCGGACTGGACGGGCGCAGAGTCGCAGTACGCTCAGAACACTCGGCATTAAACACATTGTTACAATCGGCAGGTGCTATCGTTATGAAGAAGGCATTATGTTTGCTAGACGAATACGCTAGTACTTGGAACTTAGATTATAAATTTATAGGAAATATACATGATGAAATTCAAACAGAAGTTAAAGAAAGTGAAGCAGATGTTTTCGGACGCTTGGCAGTGTCTTGTATTGAAGCCTCTGGCATTTATTATAAACTTAATTGCCCCCTCGCGGGCGAGTACCAAGTCGGAGACAACTGGTCAGAGACGCACTAGGACAGAGCGACAGAGAGATAGACTGTTGGCTTACTTGGAGAAAGGTAATACAGTGACTTGTCTTAACTCATACTCTGAGTTAGGTATAACACAGCTTTCATACTGTATATCTCAACTGAAGCATAGAGGATACACTATCAACACGGAGCGTAGACATTTCTTAAACTGTCACGATGAGTTGGTTAAAGTGGTTGAGTACTCTCTGGGGTCTAAGTAATGAAGCCGTGTAAAGCAGATAGGAAGAAGTTCGACCTCGACCTGCAGTACGGAGAAGTCAGGGAGGACAAGGTAGCTGAGATGCTACAGGATAAGAAGATAGAGGTTAAGTCAGAGAAGGACTTATGGCAGAAGACTGGTAACATCTGCATTGAGTATGAGTCATGGGGTAAGCCGTCAGGCATTGAGGCTACTGAGTCAGACTACTGGTTTCATAACCTCTGCATAGGTGACGATGAGTATTGTACCTTAGTATTCAAAACACCTGTACTGAAGAAGATAGTAAACAAACTTGATACGTTCAGAAGTGTATCAGGGGGAGACCATAACGCAAGCCGTATGCACTTGGTCAACTTACGTAAGTTATTCTCAAGTGATGTCATTAAGGCATTCAAGGATATAGAAGATGAGTAAAACAATACACACATTAGTAGATGACATATACCGATTGATGGAGACAAAAGAGGCAGAGGAATCCGTAGACGTAGAGGCTGAGATAGAACTGTTCGGTGAGAACATGAAGACTCTAATGCGTACCGAGTTCGGACGTAAGCGTACAGCGGACAAACGAACATTGCGCCTGTCAAACATTGGTCGTGACGATAGGGTCTTATGGAATGTTGTTAATGGTACTGAGAAGGAAGAGATTAAACCTGCTACCTACATTAAGTTTATGTACGGTCACTTGATAGAAGAGATGTTATTGTTTATGACACGCATGGCAGGACACGAAGTATCAGATGAGCAACGTGTATGTGAAGTAGAAGGTATCAAGGGTCACATGGACTGTAAGATTGACGGGCTTGTAGTGGACGTTAAGTCAGCCAGTTCCTTCGGGTTCAAGAAGTTCAAGGACGGTACACTGGCTATGGACGATGCCTTTGGTTACGTTGACCAGATTAAAGCCTACGCCCACGCCTGTGGTGAGACTGAGTTCGGTTGGTTAGCTATGGACAAAGCCAACGGTCATCTCGCGGTACTTAAGTACGACCTAGAGGATACCCAAGCCCCTATACACGAACACATCAAGGGAGACATTAGGGAGCGTATCAAGCACGTTAAGGAGATGGTTAAGGGAAATGAACCTACTGAGTTATGTACCAAGACAGTACCAGATGGTAAGTCGGGTAACATGAAGCTAGGCATCAAGTGTTCCTACTGTCAGTACAAGAAGCATTGCTACCCAGAACTGAGAGCCTTTGCCTATTCGTATGGTCCGAAGTTCCTTAGCGAAGTAGTCAACGAGCCTAGAGTACAGGAGATTAACCTTGAGCAAATATAAACCTAGAAAGACTAGCGGTAAGTTTAGGTCAGCGTTAGAGAAGGAGTTTTCAAAGGAGGTTAAACGTAAAGGCTTTGACTATGAACCATACGGTATGCCCTACACAGTGTTCAGAACTTATATGCCAGACTTTGTACACGAACCGAGTAAGACAGTAGTAGAGGTAAAAGGTTTCTTTCGTGTAGGAGACACCTTGAAATATAAGTCAATTCGTGATACAATAATAGTAGATGGTTACGAATTAGTATTCCTACTGTCTAACGAACATAAGAAGGTACGGAAGGGCGGTAAGATTACAATGGGTCAGTGGTGTGTTAAGGAAGGTATGAAGCACTACACACTCAGCACTGCTCAAGAACTTGTCAAATACGTAGAAGGGAAGATGAAGTAATGTCACATACATTAGAGGAACTCAAGGAAGCAGTAGCAA